AACATCTCTCCCAAATATTTTATTTTCATAAACTCTTCCTGTTTCGGTTATTCACTATATCATAACTTTCCTAAAAAAAGCAACATGGCAGTCAATCTTCGATTGTTCTATTTTGGAAACACATTTTTCTACCATTTCATATACTAATAGAAATCATACAAATCTTTTGGAGGAAAAGATTATGAAAAAGCGACCAATTGTGTATTTAATTACCGCTGCCCTTCTCACACTTACCGTCAGTGGATGTGGCAGCGAAAAAACAGAAAAGCAAACAAAGCAACCGACAGAAAAAGAGCCTACTAAAGTCATTTTAAACGAAGTCGCACACTCTATTTTCTATGCACCGATGTATGCGGCAATCGAAAACGGATACTTTGAGGATGAGGGTCTTGATATCACTGTCATTACTGGATTTGGGGTTACATACTTAGTACAAAATAAATTCACACTAAGATGATACAATATATTCTTTTTCATCCTCCCCTCATTGTGAAGGGAGGATATTTTTTTATTTAGCTGCAACACACTTCCCGCTAAAACTATGGATAATCAGCGATCTTCCATCCGTTTCCTCTCGGATATAAAATTTCTGTTTCATGTTGTGCAGATCAGTATACAATTTCAAATTATTCTTTCCTCCACTGCCGTTGTTTTCCGCAGACAAATACAGTCCCGGAGTCGCAACACTCTCTAACATCGTGTAATCTGCATTTTTGTACCGCTTCTTAACCAATTTCCACAACTGGTAATCTCCGCAATCAAATTCCCGGAAATCTACATTTGCATTAGCTTGTCCAGCTGCTGCCGTAAGCATAAAACCGTGTTCCTTATCGATGACCTTGTAGATGTTATCTTTAACAGCTTTAATAGACAATCTTGTGCAATCTGCGCCGTTATTTGTTTGGAGAGATGCGTTTACTTTATCCGGCTTTTCTACTGGCTTATCTGTTTTAATTTCAAATGCCGCTAAGATTCCTCGCGCAATATCATCCATCTGATCATTAAAAATCGTAAGATCTCCAATATTTGTAATAAATCCAACCTCTACGAGACGATAGCTATATCCTCTTGCAGCTGCTCTGTCCGAATTAGCGAGATCATCCCTGCCAACGATTAAGTTGGATCGTCCCGGTAAAATACCGCCGATAAAACTTGCAAGGGCATTGTCGTACTGATCTGGATCAAACCCTGCCTTAATAATGACATGACCGCCTTTGGCTCCTTCCGCTGCGCTGTCCATGTGTAACTCTGTGATTTGCCAGTCTACCGGGATATCAAGGCTACTGATACCGTTGTCTGCATAATAATCTCTGTTAAAATCCCCGAGCGTGACCTGATTGCCGCCAAGTGCTTTAATTCTCGATGCCAATGCTCTTACTCGTTCCGCTTCTGAGAATCCATGACCACATGCTCCTGGATCTCCTGCTCCATGCCCTGCAATAATAAATAAATGTGCCATACTTAAACTCCTTCCCTACTTTCAGATACAATAAAAGAGAGTCCGAAGACTCCCCTTTACTTTTTACTATTTTATTCATTTTTCCCAAGTTGTTTAATCGTCTGATTGATATATGTGCTTAGCCCTGCTACCAAAATGCCTTGCACGATTGCTGTAAATACTGCCATTGCAATCTCTTGCCCGGTGCTGATTGAGCAAGTTGCCAATACCCATACTGCACAAAGCATAATTCCTACACCGCCTAAAATGAGTGGGATGTACTTATCTTTGACTGCTTGTGCACTTTTTAAGCCCATACCAATAAAATACAGTACTACCGCTACCACCAACAACTCCGGCTTCACATAATTCGTAATTTGTTCCATCCTTTCTACCTCCTAACCTCTAATCGGCAACTCTTTCACTTCTTCAAGCAGCTGCGTAGCCACTCCATTTCCGCCGAGATCATGATATGAGTCATACATCTCAATAAAATTTTCAAGCCCATGTTTTGTTACATAACCTCTTGCAATCCACTTCTCGTGGTACTCAATCATCTGGACTCTGAGCAAAAGCATCGTTCCTTTGCTATTTGCATCTCGGTCTTTCTTTTGATTTTTAAGCAGCCATACAACGTACCCTAGAATTATCGGAAGTACAATAGTATATGTCTGCATGATAAAAGATTCCATAAAATTCTCCTAATTTATAATATTGCATAAAAATAAGACCATTACGGTCTTGCTCTAATTCCCATTATTCCACTCCTAAAGTAACGCCTGTACCTGCTCTTTCAAACTCTCCGGTACTTCATCAATCGTCAGATGCCCGCCTTTGATTCTATTAGCTAAAAACTGTGCCATAATTTACACCCCCTTTTTCATCGTTGCAAGGATTAGCTCCTGCACTGCTTGGTCTGTGACTTCTTGTGCCGTCTGAGTTGCCTTCAAATCTTTCTGAAGCTTACCATAAGCGCTCATACCGTCATCGACTGCCTCGTATTCTTTGATTACATTTTCTTCTGTTTCTGAGTAGCCAACAAAGACAAGGTTACTAAATCCCTCTGGTTTCTCTTCCTTAAGTGGCTTGTAGCCTTCTTTCTTGATGGAACTGATTCTTACAGTTCCGTTTTCCATGATTTTTGCGTAGTTCATATTAAATCTCCTTTCTGTATGTGAGTTTGATTCCACATTCTACTTCCCCACTGTCCACCATAATATTCGTTGTGCCATTATAGCTGTGCAGATTCCTAAGTTGTGTCTGTTCTTCTTGCGAGAGTGGGACAAATTCGGTGGCTTTTGAATTATACAAAACTGTAACCGGGTCTCCTTTTGTATATGCATCAGATAGATATGCCTTAAAATCTTGTAAGTTCATATTAAATCTGTTATCTTTTATCCACAAAGAGTTATAATACGCTCCGACACCTATGGCATAAACATTATTACCATCTGATGCTAATAGATTGCCGTATATATAATGAGTACAGTATGGATTTGGTTTCAATAGGATGTCATAATCAACTGTATAAAATGACTTATAGTCTGAATATGCAATCCATTTCTCATTACCAGTTAAAGTTATTTTTCCTGTCCCATACAGCCATCCATACTCACCACCCTGCTCTACCAGTCTGTCCCACTTTGTGATTGGTCTGTCGGATGTGATGGTGAGTGTTTGCTCTTTGCTCCAATTCTGTTCGGCGTTGGTAATTTTCACATCCACTTCATACTTCTGCGTTTCCTCATTCCACTTTCCGGCACTCTTAATTTCCTGCGGATACTCTGGGCTTGGAGATGGTTTACCACCTGTATAGGGTTCGTAGGGCAGAACGGTAGAACCTTCATTTACCATGCAAACTTTTTTCAGTTCTTCCATATCGGATTCTGTAACATTGGTCATGTCTATTTTCCTGTATGCCTGTCTTATGTAAGCTGCACCTTCTGGCATTTCCGAAGACATATTTATCGGAGAATTGATTTTTGTCTTTTCTTTATCGTATGCAATTATTGTATGCGCCGAAAATTTGTTTCCGCAGCTAGTAGAATACCTTTTGCCAGGAATAACAGGGATATACCCAGTGGTAAAGTATTGCTTAAGGTTTATGATATTTCCAGTGTTTCCTGCAAGAGTACCAATCACGAACTCACTCGGATTAGCAAGATTCTTTCCTGTCGTAGTAAGTTGCACACTATTTCCAATCAATTCCAACCTCTCAATCGGCGCTTTCAAGCTGTTCGGAAGCACCAAACTCCCTACCCCTTCCATCTCTACATTATCGTAATTTGGTGGCTGTGGAGGGGATACAGCGCCACCTAGAGGGCATACCATATCAACACCGATGATTCCTGTTCCATCTACCATTTTAAGCATTGTACTTCCACTCCTTTTTCGCTGGTTGCTGTGGGGATGATTGTCACTACATCCGTTTGACTCCACGGTGTCCCAAGTTCTTGGATTACACATATTTGCGATGTCGCAGCAGGAATCAGAATCATAACTTCCTTATTCTCATTTTCTCCTAGATCAACATAAATATCTCCATCCGTAAAGTTCTTTATAAGGAACTTACTTCCTTTGATACTAAATTCGAATTTTAATGCTTTTTCACTTGCTGTTGGTTGTCTTTTAATAAGCATGATTGTCACCTCCTAAATTGTATAAGCATAATAAATCTGGCTTGTTCCACCGCTCCACTGTCCCTCCGCCCAAAATCGAGTACATTTAATCGTTGCATTGCTTCCACTCCATGTTACTGTAATCGTAATGTTTAAAGATGTCCCATCTGCGTAGCTGATATGGATGTTTCGCTCTGCGTTTACACCCTTGATAAAAACCTCCATCTTTCTGCTTCTTGCGCTGCTATTTGCTACTTCAAGCAACAACAATCCTCTTACACCAGATGCCACAAAGCTTCCGCCTTGAGCTAATGTTTTTCCACCAACAAGGAGTTTTGGCTCTTGAAGTGTCTTGTTCATGTCACTGTTTAATCCCTTAAAACTTCTTGTCGCGCCGTCTACAAAAATATCTTCCTCCGTGATTCGGACTCCGGCTACTCTGGTCCCGGTCGAACTAAACTTGATAACCTCTAGCCCCTCTGAATTGCCTTTCACCCACATTAGCCCGCCGTCTTTTGTCTTATTCTGTAATTCGATAAGAGAACTTCCCGTGATCCGAGTCCCTTTTATTGTTACACCATTTATTTCTCCTGCATTCACAGTTCCTAAATCCGATGTGATCGCAGATAGCTTCTTTACATTGAGGTTCTCCACTGCTATATAATGCAGCACCCATCTCGCGCCATCCCACCGCATAATCGGTTGCCCGGATTCTGTCTGCCATAGCTGTCCTACTTGCGGATTGTCTGGAGGAGTTTTGGATACAACAATGCCGTTCTCCCCACTTTCGCCGCGTACACCGATAATAATCGGAGTTGTATCTACAGATGTACTGTTTGTATAAGCGATTTTGTCGTAACTCCATAGATATTTTTTCTCTGCGGTCATCTCCTGCATAGAAGTTGACCATCCATAAGTATTTACTGTGATTCCAGCGCTTCTTTCGGATGCAAGGTAATATTTCGTGATTCGGCTAATGCCTACACCATCTTGTCCGTCTGTACCGTCCTCTCCTTTTATCTTGGACCACTTATACATATATGGGTTCTCGCTATCTCTTTCCTCGTAATCCACGTACTGTCCCATATAAGTCTTGCCAACGCTTACAGTGGTTGAGAAGTCTGTATTCCCATCTGCACTATTTGCATAAGCAATATGCAAGTAAGACGTTCTGCCATCCTGTCCGTTGGTTCCAGGTATTCCATTCTGCCCCGGATCTCCCTGAAATTGCGTCCATGCATAATCTCTTGGGTTGGTACTATCCTGTATTAAAAAGTCCACGTAAGTCCCGATATATTTGCTTGGAGTTTCAGTCATTTCCCATGATGATGTAGGATTTGGAACCGAACTATATTTTACATGGAAGTATGTTGTCTTTCCGTCTTCTCCGTTAATCCCCGGTGTACCATCATCTCCTCTGTATTTAGACCACTGGTATTCTCGCGGATCACTGCTCTCTATTGGCGATTCTTTGTTAAAAGCTAATCCGATGTAATATTTCCCATTCGGACTATCAGACATCCCATTTCCATATAAATCATCTGCGTATCTCACCCATGTATAATAGGTAACGCCATTGTCTCCAGGTGGTCCCGGTATTCCCTCCCCAGTGATTCTCGCCCACTGGTAATCTCTCACATTATTGGATTCCTCTAGCGTTTCCTTATTATAAGCAATTCCCATATATTGCTTGCCGTCCGGATAATCAGACATGCCATTCCCCAGTCCGTCATCCGCAAACTTAATCCATGTATAATAAGATTTTCCTGGGCTTCCCGGTGCTCCATCATCCACATTGCTTACAGTGACTTCGTAAGATCCTCTCAGTTTTTCGCCTTCCATTGCTTCAAAACGGTAAACCGCTTTCCCTACAATGTCCGCAGCGGATACAACGATGCTCTTTTCATATCCTATTTCACTACCGTCTTTTTTCCAAATGATTGCGAATTTATCTGTCAAATCAGCGCCTGCAGCCGTAACTGATGCAGTAAGTGTAGTTGTTCCTTTTCCATTCTTAAAGACAATTCCATTATCACTTAAAATCATGCAGTTATATGTCTTATTCTCTTGTATGAGTGTATTCATCTTGTCAAGCAAGGAAGTGTCTACCTGCGACTGTAACTCTTTAAAATTGGAAAATATCGTCTTATTTCGGGACGGTTCCGTAAAGCTTCGCACCTGCTCTGAAACTCTTGCTTGTAAGTAAAGCGTAGGATTGTACCCATCATCTTCAATCATTACCGTATCGCCGATTCCGGTGTCAAAATATCCATCTACTTCATAAGTTACTTTCGGAACACACATCTTTTTTAGGTCGTTCAGTGCAGTTAAAAACAGCGAATTTACATCGTGCTCCTCATAATCTTTTGTCTTCACGATATATCTGTCGTAAGACACTCGATTTGATGGGAACCGATCCCTCGCCTGCACAGCCCAAATATCATAAGAATTTTTTACTGTTTGGAACTCAATATTCCCCTTCTCGTCTTTTCTGGTAGACTCGAACCCCAGAAGATTGAGTCCATCTGCGCCGGTTGGTCTAATAGCCGTTGCAAGATCTGTAATATCCGTTGTCTTGCGGATTCCATTTACATTGACTCCATATCTTAGCTTGATGTCTGTTCGGTCTTTTCCAACTCCCTGATTCTTGTCTGAGTGTTCTCTATATACATTTACCACGGTCCTTTTTAAGGAATGATCCGCATTTAATTCCGGGACAAACTCCAATTCCGCCAGAAACATATCTGCGACAGAATACAATCTTTTTAAAATGGTCTCTTGCCCAGTGAACTTATGCCAGACATTCAACTCAGAAACTTCATTGATTCCGAGCGAGAGCGAATGCTCCGGATCAAAAGTATTCAAATAAGATTCAAACGATACCGCTTTTCCGGGATCATATTCACCTACCGATTCGTTCAGCAGCTCGAAAGAGGTAGAGAACGCCTCCACCTCTACTTCGTACTCATCCCGACTTACAGACATAATATTAAGGTAGTAATCTCTACCATTGTATACAAAAGCTAATTTATTCCCTTCTGCGAGATAAATCGAATCCTGATGCTTCGCCATAGCTGTAAAAGCGAATGTGTTCGCTGCTCCCTGCAAATACTCATGTAGCTCATCCTCGTAGTAATGCAATGCTTCAGGAGCCTCATTGTCCATAAATGTGTGCAGTTCATCATTTGCACTCAAGACTGCAATTCTAATATTTTCCATTATAAGTATGCCTCCTGTATTTTTGCTGTAATCGTTGGCGGTGGACTACAAAAATTCGAGTAGTAGAACTGTATTTTCGTTTCTCCCGGTGGGACGTTAAAATACTTACTTCCACGCACTTCATCCGCTGCTCTATGCACACCATCCACATATATCTTCCGACTTTTCCCATCGATTATGACGGTGCTACCAGCGGGATATCTATTCGGAACGTCATGCCACGTTTTTACTTTATCTTTCCGAAACACGAGGTAATTCAGATACATTTTCGGAATAATCGGATAATTATCCCGCTGTCCGATAAATACCGATACAGTCTTAGCTTCCATTTTCTCGATTTCTGGAATATTAAAGCTATACAAACCGCCAAAGCAGAAGGTGATTTTTCTGCCAGATTTGGAAATGTAAAAATCCCCTCGATTATGAACGAATAATTCTGATAACGCACTGTTAAATTCTACACGCTTCATCTCTTTGCCGTTGACACATAATATCAGTAGCGCTGTATCCGTGACAGGATTCCATTTCGCTATCCTCGCAGATGCAAGATGCCTTCCGTTCTTATCTGCAATGCAATACTCTATAATCCCGCACTGGTTTGTCGATGTTGGGCGAAACCATACCTTCCCTTGCATGGCAAAGTTGGCAGAACCGGAAATTCCTGTTTGATCCGGCGGTAAATCGATTGTTCTTGCCGCTCCATGCCAGCCAGAACCTACACCGGCACTTGCTAGGCTTACCCAAGTCTTATTATCGTAGTTATATGTTCCAAACGTACCGGACTTTCCGTAGCTTGGATCAAAAAATATTCCTGATCCGCTGCGCATAGCCTCATACTGTGATGCCTGCCGATAATTAAGGAGGTATTCTGACTTTTCCTTTTCTTCCATATCCATCTCATTGACGTGTCCAAGCTGAATCACCCCATACTCAGACACGATACCGATAAATCCATTTTCGTGGTTGTGCTTAATCTCATAATCGACTGGAACAGATTCTGTCCCAGTGTTAGAAATTGTCGTTTCCATTACTCTTTCGTGATTGAGGGAGGCTTGAAAAGTTTTTTGAATTGTCGAATGTGCGATTCCATCAGGAACGATAAACGTAATAATTCCACTGCTTTGCAAATATTCTTCATCGAGTGTTGGTTCACCATTTAAAATCGCATTGTAATATAGATTAGGTTCATCACTAAAAATCAATTTGCCCATCTTGTCAGATGTTAATAATTTCGCCATTTTCCGCCTAAAATCTTTCAAATTTTCTGCAGTCCCATTATTAATCACATATTCAATAGCGATTTGCTTTTCTTCTTGCGTTACATAATCGAAATCCTTTCCGTTCCTAATTCCAATCTTTTTCAAATTGCTGGAGATTGGAGCAGAAAGATTCCTATTGACTTTTACAATTTTAATCGGCAACTTCTCTCCTTTGTATGTAACAGTGAGTAACCCCATTATCTAACCCCCTCAAGCAAATTATTAAATCTTTCTTTTTTCTTTAAGAGCGGTCTCATAAAATTCACAGTCCCCTCTGCAAGCACTTTTCCATCTAGCGGAACAGTTAGTGATACATTTATATTTATATCTTTTTCTCCCGCAACCTCTAGTACTGCTTCTTTTATATATTCTTTAAGCTTTCGAATCGGCGCAATTGCTTCTGGTCCCGCTTCCCCAGCGCCCCCTACCTTACCACTTGACATCTGGAAAAATGCCGGCTTTGTTAAAATTCCGCCCTCTTTAAACCATGACACATCGAGTGTTGGAAGTTCTGGGAAAATATCGCTTAAATGAATATTTCCAATTCCGGCTGCATATCCGTGTCCATTCCAGCCGCTTGCAAGACTTCCGTATCTCGATACGGTGTATCTGATCGCTGCAAGCATATTTGATAGCGGATCCCAAATATTTGTATCGTATCCAGGCATTGCATACGCTCGGAATGTTGGATCGATTACTTGCATTAATCCTTTTGATGGTGTTCCATTGATAGCATTAATATCCCAATCATTAATCGCGTTTGGGTTTCCTCCAGATTCGGTCTGCATCTGATATAAGAGCAAATTCAAATTAGCATCAGAATATTGATTCGTCATTCTAAGTGCTTGCTCCGCAAGTTTTCTCCACTGTTCCACTCCTGCTCCCGGTGTGTAGTTTACATGCGACTTTTCATCAAAAATCCCAGTAATAAAATCTACAACACTATCAAATACGGTATTAATTGCGCCTTTTGCAACCGTAATCCATGGCTCAAATGCATTTGTCAGATCTGCGAACTTATCAATCGCAATTTTGACAATATCTCCCGGATTCTTAAGGTAATCCCATACACTACCGCTAAATTCTTTTACCGTATCCCAAATACCACTAAAGAAATCTCCTATTCCACTTGCAAAATGCGGAAGTCCATCTAGAAAACTCTTTGTCTGATTTGCTGGCATGATTTTTGTGCCTTTTTTCATCGGAAGCACCACGTCACGCCCTTCCGGGATGAATGGCTTTCCGTCTGGCGGTATAATCATTTCTTTATAAGTAGACCCCTTCTGGTCGTTTACAACTCCAATAGTATCTCTGGGGAGTCCTCCTGTTCCTTTTGCAAACTTCGGAACATTCCATTCATCGAATGATTTATCCGATCCTACTGCATTCAAAATCCAGTTTATTCCCTTAATTACTCCATTAATCGCGCCTCCGAGCGTTCCGCAGATCGTATTTGCAATCCCTTTTATAATGCCACCCAGTGTATCTTTCAAAAATGTAAATCCATTCTCAATGCTTTTGAAAAATCCATCAAATATATCTTTAATTCCACTTGTCATAGTCTCCATATCGCCTGTGAAGAAACCAGAAAATGCCTTTATAATTCCTTTCAAAATCTCGAAATTGGATTCGAAGAATCCTTTTATGAACTCCCAAAAAATTTGTATTGTATTCATCAAATTTCCCAAGGTGCTATCTACAAATCCCTTTATTCCTTCTAGTGCTCCAAAAATAATAGGAGAAAGTATAGTAAAAAGATTCTGAACTGCTTCCCAAATTTGTTCTCCGTATTCGTTCCAAAATCCAGTAATTGCTGATAGTGCATCTTCAAATGCACCTTTGACTTCCTCCAAAGCAGGCCCTATATATGTGTTATATACATTCTCCGCAAACTTTCTTATGTCATCTATCAGCCCATTTACAAATTCTCTAAATGGTTCTATTTTTGCATACGCAATAGCAAACGCTCCCGCAACCGCTGCGACCGCCCCTATTATCGCCAGTGCTGGTGCCCCTATCGCTCCTGCTATTGACCCCAAAATACTAATCAAGCTTCCGATGCTTCCGATTATTTTGCCTACAATTAATAATACGGGAGCCAACGCCGCTACAACAATGGTTCCTACAGCAATGATCTTTTTTGATTCATCATTTAATTCAGAAAACCACTTCGAAAACTCTTTTACTTTATCTACCACTACTTCTATAACAGGAGCAAGCACTTCTAATAAAGCATCTCCAAGCGCAATCATTACATTTTTCAACTCATTAAATGTTTTTCTAAATGCATCTGATTTCGTTTCTAACTTTCCAAGCGCTTCTTCTGTTGCGCCTGTTGAATTTCTCATTTCATCTAGCGTTGAATTAAAACCCTGCGCTCCATCTCCAAGAAGTACAAGCCCAGCCTTCGCCGCCTCTGCACTCCCCCACATATCACCAAATGCCAGTCCCTGCTCTTTTGCTCCATTTGATACGATTTCTAAAGCATCTGCAAGACTCATTCCGGATTGCATCAATTCCGCAAACGATTGCCCTGTTTTCTTCTTCAGTAAATCAGAAACTTTTGTTCCAGACTTCCCAAGCTCATTCAACATGGAGTTCATATATGTAGTAGATTCAGCCGCTGCTACACCATTAGATGTCAGTTTAACATACCCTGTCGTTATCTGATCTAGCGCTACATTGTTTGCCTTTGCAGTCGGGATAATCTTCCCCATTGTTGATGCAAGTTCTCCAACTGTCGTCTTACCTTTATTTTGCGTCTGGATAAGCATATCGGAAACTTTTCCAACTTCACTCGCCTCTAATCCATAGGCATTCATGATTGTAGTCAATACATCTAAAGCACTCCCCGCATCTGCGAATCCTGCTTTTGCAAGTTTCGTAGACTTTTCTACAAACGCAAGAGCATCTCCTGTCTTCTGCCCCGCCGAAATTGCGTTATATACGTTATCCGCAATTTCTGCTGCACTTATTCCTGTCTGATTTGACAAGTTTATAATTCCTTTTTCTAGCTCAGAGATTGGCACTTCTGTTTCATCTGCAATTGTGCTTACTTTCGCAATTGCTTCCTCAAAATCCATGCTCATTTTCGATGAGGCAAGCCCTGCTCCTGCAAATGCCCCACTCAATGGTGCAAGAGCTTTTCCGGCAGCACTTACCTTTCCACCAATTTTCTGAACAGATTCTCCTGCATTTTGTATTTTACCTGCCACTTTTCCAGATACATCATTTAATTTTTCCAATTGCGATGTGTAAGATTTTAAATCTTGCTCTGTATTTGCGATTGTTCTCTGAAACTCTCGATATTCATCTATTCCAAGATTTCCTGATTTAAACCTTTTCTCAACTTCACTTTGTGCTTGCTTCAGTGCATCTAGTTTTTTATTTGTATTCCCGATCTGTTCGTTTAGAAGCTCTTGTTTCTGCGCAAGCAACTGCGTATTCTTTGGATCAAACTTCAATAATCTATTTACAGATTTCAATTCTCCTCCAAGACTTTTGGATGTTTTATCTACATCTTTTAAAGCCTTATCGAGCGCCATTGTATCCGCACCGAATTTTATTGTGATTCCTTTTATTTTCTTATTCGCCACTTCATACCTCCGTTAAAAATTATCAAAATCTTCCTGTGTTGCTTTTCTCGCAGTCGGCTTTTCATCCTTTTTCTGATTATCAATATACTCCTGCACATAGTCCAAACAATCACCAATGGTCATTTCTTCCATATCTTCGCTTGTCAGTCCAACTTGTCTGCAAACATAAAAAAAAGATTCATTCGTGAACGCTTCTCCACTGGACGAATCTTTATCATTTATTTTTTTTTACTCGCTGGCATTGTATCTGTAAGCAAATCTTTTACCTCTCCCATGATTTCATTGAATGGGAACACTTCAAATCCGTCCAGCCATTCCAATGGGTCTGGAATTGTTCGGTCTGCCGTCTTTGCCATTGTCCAGATAATATCGTAAAATACTTCCATATCCATATGGTCGAGTGATGCAAATGAAATATCATTGATCCCGATATTTTTTCTTGTGCCTCTTCCGAAAACTTTTGCTATTTTCATCAAGTCTGCAAAATAATCTCTGCCGAACTGTGCTTTATATCTTTTCGGTAAAGCTGCCGTTGATTTCAATTTCACTGCTTTTCTATCGATGTAAATTGTTTTCTCCATCTTCTTCCTCCATTAAGGGCGGCAAATAAACCGCCCGATTTATTCCGCTTTTCCTACTTTTGCCTTTCCAACTTTCCCGCTGCCAATTAAGGCTACATCGTCAGCGGGAATTATTCCCCCGCATCTTCATATACCTTTGTATACCAATTCTTGTATTCTGTCTCGTCTGTTTCTGCCGTTGTAGATGCTTTTACAAGATTATCTCCCGGTCTCGGTGTTGCTGCGAGTGCAAGCTCTACTGTGTTTGGTTCTCCACTATCTTTTGTCGTACTTGATACAGACGGACGGTTTACCGTGCAGAAATAAAACAGATGCTTTGTTGCTTTCGCATCCCCCTGGAACTCGAACATAAGTGCAATGTTCGCAGGCTGTGCATCCGAATTTTCCTGTAACACACCTTTTGTTGTCTTTTTCTCTTTCAGAACCTCGATCCGGAATTCATCTGGCACTCTTGCTAAATTTAAGCTACCTTCATACCCCTGATTATTCGCACTCGTATAGTAATCAATATCATCTGCCTTGAAGCGAACCAGATCACCGCTTTTATCAAATGTAATACTTACTGCTCCTGGCAATTTCTTCGGTGTTCCATATTCTACTTTTCCGAGATCTCCAATCGTAGCAACTGCGTAGTAACAGTTGCGCAAACCAAACTCTACTTTGTTCTCTTTCTGTACCGCCATGTTCCAACCTCCTATATTTCAATCTCATATGCTTTCAAATACATATTTTCAGAATCTAAAAAACTCTCGTATGATTCATACGGGAGTCCATTCTCGTTTAATAGTTCCTTTACTTTTTTCTCTAATTGCAAATCTTTCTGACCTGTGTACACTTCGATCGTGACGGCATATCCTTCATAGTACACAATGTCATCAGCGCGAAATCCAATATCTTCGTCCGCATAGTATACAATATACGGTAGTTCTGGCACCTGACCGACTGCGAAACAGCGATACGCAATCGGAAGATTTAGAGACTTTAGCTGATCTTTCAATTCTGGCAATGTCATTTCACAGTCTCCTTTCCAGTTCTTCTATATAATATTCTACGCACTCTTTCTCCACCTTTTCTATATGTGGGTAAGCGCGAACTTCTCCTACTTTTCTTCCTCCGCGTCTTAATTGGTGTCCCTTTTCCAGCAAGTGAGCTATCCTGTATGTCGGTCCCTTATTATACACAGTAATATCATACTTATCTTTTGTGCGCGACCAGTTTTCAGCGTACTCACCGCCTCCTTCGCTTTTTGGACTTGCTTCTTTTAATAAATTAACAGCTTCCCACGACGCTTTCAACGCCACTTTTCTTGTAACTTTCTTTGCCTCTTCCGTATACTCTCTCATCTGCCGCATAATCTCTGCTGCAAGTTTATCAGCACTTATGCTCTCGCTCATTTTTCAACCCCTTCCGTACAAGTCAATTCCAACTCTTCCATGCTAATCTGATATGTTTTCACCACTTTCAGTTTCTTTCCACGGAATCGGATATATCTTTGTCCTTCATATTCATAAGGATGCACAATCAGAACTTCTGATATTTCCATATTGTTCTGTCCAGCAAGGTAGAATTCATTCCGAGATATTTGATCTCTGCAGCACCAAATTTCCTGTTCTGTTTCGTCCGGAATTTTCTGACCGATTTCATCTTCTACATATCTAACAGAAGATATCAACACCGCTTTCTCATCCCATGTTCGATTCATTGTTCACCGCCTTAACCATCAGATTATGAATCCTAAATTGTATACTTCTCGGAATAATACCTCCGTCTGGATGATTATATGTCCAAGTAGCCCAATCAAGAACAAGTAGAATATCGCTGTATCGTTTCTCTTCTAGTTGAATTCCACGAACATTTTCGCACTCATCTAGTATGCCATCTATAATCGCATACAGGATTGCATCCTTACTTTCAGTAGAGATTCCTAATCTAGACTTTAATAATTGCAATATTGTTTCCTTCAACTCCATCACCCTTACGAATTAGCCATAATTCCTGCTGCCTTTAGTGCATCCAGCAAAGCTTTAAACTCCTCTTTTGTCACATTTGCTCCCGCTGCCTCCGGCACTAACGCCGTCTGCTTCACTAATCCAGCTTTTGCTTTTGTTGCATTCACTGGAATTCCAGCATTTGCAGTAGCAACACCATTTTCAATATTATTCATTGCCTCTTTCGTAATAACTTCACTGTCAACCCATGTTTTCTTTGAATATGCCATATTTTCACTCCTCTACTTTGATTTACCTACTTTTGCCTTTCCAACTTTCCCGCTGCCAATTAAGGCAGTATTGTCAGCGGGTGTTACCCCACCGGCGAGTATGTGATATAGAATCCCGCATCCCCATCTGCTTTCTTAACATCATACCGTACAATACCTGCAAGTAATTTTCCGTAAATTTGATTGTCTACCCATTCAACACTTGTCTGTTTGCGATCAAAAAAAGCACAGAATGATTTCGGATCTCCAACGAATCCCTTCAGTTCTCCTTTACCTGCAATCATTTCATCATCCAAAATAATCACCTCTCTACCAAGCAACATCTTTCCGCTTGAAGAAGTAATGGAATCCTGCAGCAGATATCTTCCATTCGTGTCCTTTAGCTTGTCTAACTCTGCGTACAGAGAAGCTGAAACAATGAATTTTACAGGATACACTTTTTTGATTTCTTTATTCACTAAATCTTTAAGACCATCAAGACCTGTAACACTTTTTGGTGTTGCGCTCTTTAATACCGTTGCGATGTCAGCATTTCTTGTGTTTCTAGACTGGTCGTTGATTTCATCTCTAATAAGACCCGTAACATCGTAATCAGCATCATCAATCGCTTCCTGAGAAATCGGAATATACCCTCTTCTCGTTGCGATACTGTAGTCAATATTCGAAATTTTAGGTTTGGAGAGTTCTGGATTCTGTTCCAGTTCCTCAACCGTACTCATTTTTGTTCCTGCTTTCGCAATCACAGGATATTTCCCAGAGGAACTGTTGACGCTTACATTTTTTACATAATTTTTAAGATCTACAACATCCTCTGGTTTCTCTTGCGGAGCAAGAATTTCAACCGGAATCAGGATGCCCGCTTCCGCTTCTTTAAAGCCTTCTGCTCTTACTTGCCCCTTTGATTTCACAAATGCATTGATTGCACTTCTTGTCTCTTCAATTTCTTCTTCATTTCTTCTGCCCATCTCTTTTTTCTTCCCCCTTCTTTCCGGTGTTTTTTCATATTCCTTCATTTTCCCACGTAGCTCCTCAAGTTCTGTTTCAAGGTCACTTTTTCTTTCTTCGTGAGCTTCTTTTTCTTCTGTGAACTTTGTAATCTCGTCATCCACAAGCGAGCGCTCTTCTTCCGTATTCGCTTCTTCGATGGATGTTTCCAGTTCTTTTTCTCTTGTTTCAAAATCTGCGTCTTTTCCACGCATTTCTTCCAATTCTTTTTCTTTGCCTGCAATCTGTTTCGCAAGCATCAACTGTCTTAAAGCCATTACTTTTCTCCTTTCAATCTCTTTGTAGCATTACTTCGCCACTGTTCCATCTGTTTCTGTTGGTACTGTTCCACTTGTGCGTGCCTCGCCTGTACGCCTGTATCCTCATAAGCTGGGAATGTACATACAGACACTTCGTGCAGATCAACTTCTCGGATTGTCCATTTCACAGTTCCGTCATCGCGCCAGTCTGTTTCCTCGCGCACAATGTTAAAACCAAATGAACACTGATCCACGTCTCCTCGTTTCACCCTCTCATACAGGTTCATTGCGTCTGAATCATTTTCATTGATATCAATTTCTCCCCAAAGACCTCTTGTATCGGTTCTGAGGCGTAAAGTTCCTACTTTGGTTCTACCTAGAACGAGTGTATCATCGTGGTTTGTCAGTGCTCGGATATCATTGCTCATGGTGCTGTCAAATGCTTCTGGCGCAATTTCTTCGTAAGCCCCCGACCACAATTCTGTTTCGGAATTAAACACAGCGAAATAGCCAGAAATTGTTTTCTTCCCGTCCTCTGCTTCCCGTGTTTCAAATTCTGCTTTCCACGATCTTGTTAAATTTTCTTTATTTCGCTCCACTATTCATCACCTCCCGCCCTTAATTTCTTCTGCTCTCCAATCATTCCCTGAGGAATAAAGTTTTCGAGGATAATCAGATCATTCAATCCATCTTTCGGAGAGTCTCCTATCAAATTCAGCACATCATTTCCCGTATAAATTCCTCGAATATATAGGTTCATGCCAATTTCCGCAAGCTCCTTAGTGTCATAAGCCATCAAGCTTTTGGAGTTGCACTTAAAATACCAATGCGGACTCTGGATCAATCCTTTCGTAAGTGTTTGCTGGAAAACATCCGCAATCGACTTTACCCTAGTCCGGACAAAGTTGTTATATTCGTCCTTATTAAAGCTCCCAACCCCCAAGAAAAAAGGCGGTACATCCAAAAGTGATGCAACCGTCCTCTTATCAATCTCAACCGATTCATTAATTGCGATATCTTTTAGAGATAGTGGCTTAACCTCAGACACCTCTAACAGCTCTGCAGGTATTATCCATGGTTCGCCCGGTTTCGATTCTTTCAAATATTTTTCTTTTATCTGTTTTCTTCCTGCTTCGCTGGCAAGCTCTGTTGTAGCTGCATCTACTTTCACGATGATGTTCGGCATATATTGACCACTCATAAAGGATTTCTTAGTTGCATTTGCCTGTTTCAAATTCGATGCAATATCCTTTAATGCAAGTCTGTAGCCTGTACCCTTCCAAGGATATTCTGGATTGGGATTGATTGCAAAGTGTAGTACTTCGCTTGGATCATATTCCTCATTGCCGTAGATTATCTTGTATCCTGTCGAAGTCTCTTCAAAGCTTGTCATGGACGGCTTCAATGGAATGAGCTCATCGATGTATCCATCTCTCATTACAGGGAGGACAACAGCATTTCCATCACCCGGCAACAACATGGAATACACAATGTTATAGACCCATGCCTTTCTCGTCATCAAGGAATATGGATTGATGTCTATCTTTCGTGATAACTCATTCTTAATCCGAACATCTCCATGAGGTCCATTCTCCATCAAGTGGATTGTCATACCGGAAACGAGATCAGCAATCTTCTGACACGCTGCCCGGATTTCCGGATTCTGTGCCAGCGTTGTGTATCCTGACGGCAATAAAAAATCAGAGAACGTAGCCCCCTGATAAACAAATACTTTATTCTGTGGTTCTGATCTGATACTCTTTTGCTTCTTTTTTTTAGCCATTTTAATCTCCTATTCTCTCTTAAGCCATTTATTTGCTACATTCCCTAGTGCCATGTCCGCTAGCATCTGACAGCACGAAAAGACTCCCGCATCAAATAAGTCAATTCGTCTTACACCGCCGTCTCCGTCTACTTTTTCGTACTGTATCATGTCATCTACTTTCTCAATCGCTCTTACATTCTGTACGCAATACTCAAAAGCATCCGAATGTAGATAATAAAACTTCTTATTCTTTACTTTTACTTCGATATGTCGGAATCCCTCGGATTTCACATAGAAATACTGCGGCTGATCCTGTATTCTAAATCCAGACTTTTTCATTTTTAAGAAAAATTCTCGTCCGAATTTCTTATCGAACCCTACAATCTTTATTTTGAATCCCATCTTTTTCATAGAGATAAACCAATTCACAATATCATCTGGAAGCACTGTCGCTGTATTACTCATTGTCAGCCATCCGTCTTCTTCCCAACCAAACAATGGGATACCATCTTCGTCAGCTTTTTTAATTGCAGCAGCCCTTGGAAAGAAAGCGTGTGTGATGCAGATGTCAACATCTTTGTATGTTCCGTAGATTGCGCCGGCTGTTAAATCATGAAGTTTTGACAAGTCGGCGCCTCCATACCATGTGATCGGCAGTTTTGCCAGTTCTTCCAACGACCAGTTATATTCATCATCAGATGATCTGAATTCGTTAATATCAAAGTATGCGTTCAGAGCATTTGTAAAGATATTTAATGTCTTATTCAAATATTCTGCTCTCAACTGTGGCTCATTCATTGCCTGCGCTGCATCATCCAAAAGTTCATCTACTGTAACAGTAACTCCAATGGACGGCGTACACATCTGCAGTACTTCTGGATCGTCTAGTGTCGTGATCTCTCCTTTGCTGTTTAAAACATTCCCCTCTTTATCCTGATCTGCTTTGCAAATAAAAATAAAATATGAATCGTATGCCTTATCTGTAATCGTTCCATTTAAGACTTCATGTAGAGTTTTGATTCTGTTCGCAAGAAATCCATCTGGAATATCTCCGGCAGTAGAAATACCAATCAACAATTTGTTTCTATATGCCTTCATGGCATTTTTCATTAAAATATATTTTTTTGCCCCGGCTCTTTTCCAAGAATGCAGCTCGTCCAGAATCAGACAGTTGCAGTTTAAAGAGTCCAACTTATCTTCTTGGTTGGCGATCGCATACATTTCAGCAGTACCGTCTCCAAAATCAATACTGATAGAATGTTCTTGGTTATTGTTTCGGATTCTTAGCTTATCAACATCTCCACGCAAAGTTTCAACATTATCTACCAAAAATCCAAAACTCTCCATTGTCTGTTTTACAGAGTTTGCAACAATATATGTCTTTGCTCCAGACCCTCTGTCCAGAATGCTTTTTGCTTCTGCAAGCGCAGCACTAAAAGATGTTTTTCCCTGTTTTCTTGGCAAAAAAATAAGCGCTTCATTGAAACGCCGGATATCTGTTCCTTTTCGAAAGAATCCAAATAAATTTACACAGACAAACTTCTGCCAATCAGTCAATAGCATTGGAGTGCCTTTAAAGCTGACTCCATTCTTGTCCTCGCCTTGTACGTGGTGGATAGTCCCCTCGATCAAATCAATTACGAAATCGAATTGATCACTGCGAAACTCTAAATCGTCGCGTTCCAAATCTGCCAGAAATCTCTTGCACGCAAGCACTCTGTCTACATTCGCTAAGACTTTCTTGCTTGCGATATCCTCCGCATAACGCACAGCCGTATCGAAATGCGAACTGTTAATATGGGATAAGTCCATTTACTTCCCTTGCTGTTTTTCTAGTAATAATGCAAATGCAGATTTCTCTTTTTTCGGCTGTTCAATCTCTGCATTATACGTTTTGGCATTCAGCATCAGTCTGTCAGAATATGTCCCTATGTCTTTTCGGAGGTTTTCAAGACTCACGAGAATAGGGCTTTTTTTACCCCCGCTTTTCTCTGTGTCCAGAATCACTTCATATCCAGACTCTTCAAACTGTTTACTTAAGACATTATACTGATAGATCATGTCTGCGTAGATCTCAATCACCTGTTTATACTGCACTTTATAGGTTCCCAGTTCTTTCATATACTTGACTGTCCTGTCAATAATCGTCTGCCTTTGCGGTATGTATCTTGCCATCTATTCTCACCTCCTATCCTGCCGGAAAATTTATTTTCAGAATCCCGCGCTATTGGAAAGAGTCCTCTCTCCCGATTCTCCTGAGACATTCTTAATTTTCAAAAGGGAGGGGGGATACCTCAATCTCTTTCATCTTCAAGTTTATTCCGGCTTTCTCTTCCATCCATTTAATCATGTCCGATGCCGAATCCTTTCTTATCGTAACGATTGATATAAAAATCTCTCCAAGACAATTCGACATCACGTTCCAAGAATCATACCCGCATGCGTGGCTATCAACACATGTCTTTACTATTTCTTCCAATATTGCAGTAACTTCCTTTGTACTCTCATCTACCTTTCCTGCCCATTTAAGTTTATACATCTTAACTTTTTCCATTCTTCAAACTCCCTTCTTCTTTTCCTCTGCCAATACAATCCAGCAGCCGTAATCTTATCTGTCTTCCTATCATGCATCCGGTCATGCTGCGCTGCAGACATACTGATGAGATTCCAGTCCATTAATGCAAGATCTGGATACTCTTCCAGTGGATAGATATGGTGTACTGTCGTTGCTTCTGCATACTTCCCGTATCTCTTCGACTCTTGGCATTGATATGAGTCGCGTCTTAATATATGTTCCCTTTTCTTTCTCCATCGCTTGCTCTCGTAAAACTTCCCCATATCACTTCTTCCCCGGAATTATTTTTCCACACCTTTCGCACCTCCATTTATGGCTCGTGATAAAGCTGCCATCCTTCTGCCTGATTAAATATGTGCTGTCGTGCACAACTCTTTCATGTTTACAAAATAATTTTTTGATTATCTTCATCACTACCTCCTGCATTTTATATGCTTATACATAAAAAGCACCCGGCTTTTGCCAGATGCTCCACTGCTATTTACTATTCACTTCTTCAATAAATTGTTTCATTAATTCAGTTATCTTGCCAGCTTGGCTTACGCCAGCTTTCTCGCAAGCCTCTGCAAATTCTTCTGCCACCTCTCGCTTTAGTTTAAATCCTTTAGTCATCCAACCAGTTTTCTTCTGGTACTTCTCGGATGCTATTGTTTGTGGAGTAGGATTACCTTTTGGCATGTTCATCCCTCCACTTCCGATATAAATTTCTTCCAACTATTCCAGCAACCACTGCAACTACAACTGCTACAATTATTTCTATTCTCATAGCTTTACACAGATGAACAATCGTGTTATATTTTATTTAACAAGAGAGGTTTCATCCCCTCTTGCCCTTCATTATTTTGTGATTAGCCAAGTAATAATTCCGGCTATCACTCCAGAAACAACTCCTGTGATTGTTTGAACTAGCACTTCAATCCAATCTATGGAGTTTTTCTTTTTCTTTCGTTTCTTGCTCACCTGTATCTCACCTCCTTACAAGTATATAATAGCATATGGTTAACCATATGTCAATACTTTTGTCGAAGGTTTTTAAAATTTATATGACTACCGCATAATGAAAAACAAAACCAAAAACACAAAATCAAACGAAAGGAGGTTGCAGTAGTCCACAACAGGCGCAATCGGAATCGAACCGATGACATATGGTTTTGGAGACCATCGCTCTACCAACTGAGCTATACGCCCGTAGGATGCCTTTTATTGACATCCTCTCCCCTATCCGCACTCGGGGACTAAAACACTAAATACTTGTTTACTTGGCAGATCTGCGGATATCTGCCTTTCGTGATATCACACCGTAGCACTTCCACGGCATTCCGGATTTTTAATATTTACCGTGATATGCTACTAAGCCATGTGTAGGAATCGAACCTACCTTTCCGTTCATGGCATGCAAAACGCCCCACTTTCGCAGGGCGCCTTACCAGTGAGAATTGTGTTATTCATTTTCCCTTTTCGGGTATGATACCATAATAACACAGAAAGTTGTCCCTTGATTACGGCTCTTTTCAAATTTTATTTGATAGCAACCAATAGAATTTTCTTCGCCGATTATAATACATATCCTTCCCACAAGGAATTCCTGCAATTTCTTTCAGGTACTTATATGTTGCATACTCCGTTGTAACTCCCTTGATTATGTACTGGTAGATATCCGGATCAGCTTCAATCGCAGTCTGTTCTATCAATTCACACTTCCGTTGCAGTTCTGCTCTCCTCACAGCCAAGTTAGCTGTTGCATCGCCATTTCCATGACTTGTAGGCATATCTGTCACTTCAATGCTTCTTACCGTGTCTTTTTTATATTTCAACTCATCCTTCCATTCACTGTATTGCATGCAAAAGTGATATAGTTCTAAAAATCTGTGCTTGCTAATGTCGTACTTTTTCTCATTTATCGGTCTTACATTCGACACCGGCATCAATCCCCTTTCTCCTTAATCTTCCCACTCAAATCAACTCCCCATTTTCTCAGACATTGTTTTACGCTATACTCTTGATATGCCGGACGTTTAAATGCTTTTACGGCATTATCCGGAGCTTTATGACTTTCCATCTCGTCATAGTGCTGCTCCTGATCCATCTTCATCTGCCTGCGGTTTCTTCTATGCTCCATCTTTTCACTTCCTTTCGTCCCCGGCAGACCAGGCAAGGATGCCAAAGAACAACGTCACCAAAAGAATCATCCCTACTCCAATAAGATGCATTACTGCAAATATTACTTCTATCATTTTATTCTCTCCATTCTTTCCCATGATACTTTATAATATGCTGTTTTGGTTTTTCTTACTCCTTTACCATGTGCTCCTTAAATGTTATAATTGCCTTATCAATTCTTTTTATCTTAAGGAGGCATTTCTATGTATAATTATCAAAAATATGAATCTTATGAAACATTTTTACTGTATCAAGAATTTCTTTCCATTCCAGACAATCCATTTTCTTTCGATATACCTGAAGGAATGACAATGACCAGTGACATGATACATACATTCCTGCAAGCTGCCTATAATGCTAAAGGCGTGTCTATTTTGGATTCTTGATATATGGTTCTGGAAGTGGCTGCCATGCTACAACATTAGTGAGATACACATCATCAGATACGCATTCATACCATTTCATTTCTTCTGAATAATATACATGACCAATCATCATTTCATCGTATGCGTTTTGTGCAATCACCTCTTTTTCCGGTACCCGCTTCTCTTCTACCGGAATCCAGTCGTTATCTTTCTTTCCGTCCTCAATTCCTTTTTGATACCACTTTCTCCTGCTGCATTTTCCACAATTTGGAACTTCATCCATGTGTGAGCGGATGATTTCTTCAACATACCAAAGCTCTGTTATTCTTTCCGCTATCTCTTTTTCACTCTTTTCCCCTATTTTCGACTTTGAATATCTGAAATACGAACCCCTTCGTTCTTCTATCTCTTCCAAAATCTTCTCTAGTACGTTCATTCTCTATTCCTCCGTATCCTCTTCGTATTCCACCCTTGAAATAATGCGCACATTCTCTTTCGGCACCTTAAGCAATTCCGCATATCCTGCAATCATATCTTCTGCAAAATCCTGTATTTTTATGTTCGATAAATCCTCTACTTCTAAATCCGCCTTAACTTCTGTATAACCGATTTCTCCAACGCCTCCAAACATTTCCGCATCCTTAACTTCAAAATAAAGGCTAATTGTTACATTAATCTTATCCATTTTTAATTCTCTCATCGCTCACGCTCTCCTTTTATGTATCAAATCTTATCCCACACTCAGGGCAATAGTTTGGCACATCTGCTATGCCACATAAATAATGACTGTTGCAATTCGGACAACAAAATTCAACATCTCCAAATTCTTCACTACGCTCAGGATCAATAGCTTTGATTTCTTTTGGTAGCTGCTTTTCCAGTGCTTCGATTGCAGTTCTGGCATTATTGGCAACCATTGTATGGTCACATCTATCATAGTTATCGCACTCTTCACACACTGTATCGTCCGCAAATGATTTCATACAATATATTGCTTCTCTAACTTTCTTCTCGTCCATTTTCCATCACCTCTATTACTTCCAACCAAATTCCATTTTCTCCATCTTTTTCGTAGATGAAATCCGTTTCTATCCCCTCTTTCGAAAGTACTTGCATAGTCTCCACGCAATCGTCTGAATCACGACATTTAATCATATCGCCGACTTTAATTTCACTCATTCTTTCGCTCTCCTTCTTTTCGTTCTTCCACACGCCAAACCTTTACAGAAATACATCTCTGTTCCTCTCTTTGTTTTCACATAATCATACTCTCCGATCAGCATCTTCCCGCAGTTAGCGCATAACTTCGCATCATCGGGAGCCAGTTCCTTTTTTTTTCATAGCACTACTCTTCATTCTTTCGGATACCTCCCGATAGCACTCTCAATCCTCTGTACAGCTGATTTATTAAGTCTTTCAATCAAATCCACATATTCTTTCAGGTCGATGCTCATGCCGTCCATAAAATCAAGCTGAGAAAGAGTTATGTATCTGTCCACCGCCTGCCGGATGCTTCCGTAATATCCATGTGTTCTAACGGATTCTTTCTCCTCGCCATCCTTTGTCTTCCCGGAATACCTCTGTCTCAATGTGTAATTTAATGGATCTATCTCGATAAAATATCCATCCTGTAATTTAATCTCTACCATTTATCTTTCCTCCCCTACTGCCACTATCCTATATCCGCATATCTTCCCGCTATTCTGCCTCAATTTCCTAGCGCGCACTGTTGATTCTGTAGTATGTAATTTTCTTGCTAAGATAGTTGCTGATTCTTCCACGCAAAGAGGCAATTCAAATCGATCTGCAGTCACTGCCATCCATAGCATAGGATCACTCCTTCCATAAATTAATTACCGGAGTCCATGCAATTAATAAGGATTTTATAAAATCAAGCATCTCTTTGTCTGACTGATATTTCTTAGCGATCGCCTTGATTGATGCGTTATACTGTTTATAATCTTGATTCTCTCTAAAGTCCTTATAGGCTTTCCAGAAAGAATTTTGAATATCTGTTATTTTCTCGTGCATATTTACTCCTTTTCGTAACAAAGTATCAAATATTTCGTATTAGTAACAAACGCTTGCTACCTGCTCAAACCCGCATGGTTGACGGCTTTTCAAGCTATGGTAACAAAGTAACAATGATTTTTACCCTATATAGGGATTTCATATTTCTTGGATTTCTCACACAAAACGCTCTTATATATAGCGCGTTTTTCCGTTGTTACCTTGTTACTTTTGCTACCTTTTTTATTGAAATGGCAACTCCTCTTGTGTCTCATCGATGCTCGCGAATCCATCATCATCCACATTTTCTTCCTGATTCAGTTGTAAGAACACACACCTCGAGTTTTTCCCGTCAATCTTCTTCTGCTTTGTATGATTTCCTTTGCTGTCCTGCTGGATAATTCCTTTCTTCGCCGCCCACGAAAGAAAAGATTTTTTAGAAAATCCACCATCTTTGCAAATCTGGTCAAACGCAGAATTGTAAAATATTGCATATCCATTCTCAACAATTCCCCACTTTTCGCAGTTCGTCATTGCATCAAACCGATGTCCATTCATTGCCACCTTGTCCTGGATGAAATGATAGCAGCGCTCATTGTCTGAAAGCTCGTTTCGGTCTATAAGCACCTTTTTCGCCTCTTCCACGGAAATATATTGCCCATCCTTAAAGATATAGTCTGTGGCTATTTTATCTGCTGTAAGAACGATAGAAAGCGAAATACTCTGCTTCTGCATCTTGTCCGTATCTAAAAGTTGTTTTTGAAATTCTTTCTGAATAGAACGAATCTCGTCCTCACCGAGTTCCTTTATAATCTCCACAAACTCTTT